TCATTTTGCTGAATGTATTCTTGGATGGATTCGTCATTCTCAATCCAGAGGACAACGTTCCAGGTCTCATAATTGGTCCAACCGTTGTAGGTTTGGTCGGTCAGGCAGGTCTGGTAGGTTGCGGTTGCCATTTGGGTTCGGGGTGTGAACTGAGTTAATTGTAGCAGGTCAGAGGGCAGGAGGCAGGAGGCAGCGGGACACTTCACCAGGCGTCCTCAGTACCTGCCCACCCTGCTCCAGGCACCGTGCTTCGATGCGGACGTTGCCATGATTGATCAGCAGGATCAGTCCAGCAAACACCAGTACGATCACCCCAGCGAACAGGGCGTAGGAGGCGAATGCTTCAAGGCGAGTCATCAGGGTTCCTTGCGGTTGAGAGTATTGTAGCAGGTCAGAGGGCAGGGGGAGACCCCTTGTGCCACTACTGAAGGTGGGCGAACTGTGCCAGACTGCTGGGGGCAATGTGGGAGGGGGACCCGCAGGACCGATAGAAGTCTACCATACGCTCCGCCTCTGCCAGGGTGGGGAACCACTGGGAGCGCCACTGCTGCTCACCGTAGGGGGTCTGGTAGCGGACTTCGATTCGCATTGGGTTGGGGTTGTTTGGTATGGGATAATTCTACAGGGTCAGGGGGCATCCGGTGCCCCCGGTGTGCCAGTCCCTCAGGCGGCACAGGCAAGGGCGGATTCCATCACAATCTCCCGAACATCCAGCATAGAGTAATCATAACCCTGGTTTTCTTCCAGGTCTACAACATAAGCATTTGCGGTGGAGAAGCAATCAAACAGGCGGAGAGATTTGAAGTCCTCACCTTCATAATCAAAACCACCGATGACAGCGTAGACTTTCATTTGGGGTTCCTTGTGAACTGAATTCAGTATAGGGGGTCGGGGGTCGCTTGTGGACCCCCTTGTGCCAGTGCCTCAGATGGCACAAGTGGCAGGGGTCAGGGTGACGGTGGTGCTACCGTCGATTGCCAGCAGAGCGGCATCCAGAGCATCCAGACGGGCTTCCACAATCGAAGCGGTGAAATGCTCCGGGAAGTCAACTGCCAGCTTCAGGAGCTCACCCTTCCAGCTGATCAGGGCAGTGCGGATCTCAGAGGTGGGGAGGGTTGCCATCGGGTCTCTCTCAACTGAATTCAGTATAGGGGGTCAGCGGTGCCCTTTGGGGCAGGGAGTGGACAGTGCCTCAGGTGTCCTCATCCTCCCCCAGAATGAACCCATCAACCCATCCTGCTGTGTATCCGTCATCTTTGGTGAACAGGCGGATCTTAAGAAGTTTGGCGATTGCAAAGGGCAAACCGATCACCAGGGCTCCAGGGATGAGAATGGCAAGCAGTTCGGTCATGGGGTTCCTTTGAACTGAACTTAGTATAGGGGGTCAGAAGCACCAGGCGACCAGGTGTGTGCCAGATCGGGAAGTGGCACAGGACCCCTCCCGATGCCCCTGCAGTGCCTTTATAATAAGGGGACAATCAGCAGAGGGGCAGGGTCGCCCCGTTGATGCAAACGGTCGGTACGGGAGCAGCCTTGAAATAAAAAAAAAGATAAGTATAAAAAAAGAGGGCTAAGTTGCCCCCTGATTCAGATAACCTCCTTGCCGAACTTTCCGCAGAGGTAGAATGCCATACCCTTATCTTTGAGGGTCACACCGGCAAACTTCAGGGGAACATATGCACCGTTAGTTTTAGATGCTTTGGTCCGAATCTGCAGGAGTCCGTTAGGTCCGGTGATGGTGCTCAGTTGCTTTCCGGCGTTGAAAAGAGTTCGGATGGTATCACAAATGAAGGCGTAATCCTCTGCCAGTTCTTGATAGTGTTCGGGGTGAGTTTCAGGATTCAGAACCTCGGTGCCCACATAATCGTTGGAGCGGGTGAAACCAACGTAGATGGTCTGGGAGAGTTTTTCCCCAACCTTACTGTCGGCAAAGGTTACACCGTCCTCCAGAATCTCAGAGAGGCAGTGCTTCAACTGTGTGACGGCGATAGACTCACCAACCGTGAAGGTCTTAAGTTCACCGTCCACCAAATCTTTGAGGTTGGAACTGTTAGGAATGCCCAGAGCAGTTTCAATCAGTTGACCACGGGAACCTTTGTTCTTTCCGGGTTTGGGGAATGCGGCAAAGTTGGTGACCTTCAGTTTGGCGGCAACTTGGAGAGTGTTGAGCATTTGGTGGGTTGCTTGTGAACGTAGTATGGCACGGGCAGGGGAGCACGTCAACCCCCCGAACCATCAGCGTTGCTTATGCGACCTGAAACCTCCCGCTGGTGAAGTTAGCATAACTGAAGACCTCACGATTCACCAGTTTAAACATACCAAACTCATTGGTCATCACGTATCCCTCAGCGTCAATCCTGTCCTGTCCGATGTATGCTTCAGGACCATCATTGCGGCACAGGAAGAGACAATCTTCCTTGATAGATTTAACCAGAATCCACAAACGAATCAGGTTAGGGTCACACTCAAAGTCGTCTTCGTGAATCCTCATACCGGCACGAATGCGAGCATTGATTTGTTGCTTAATCTTTGCCGCTTCCTTATCAGTTGCGAAGCGGGCAGTGGTTGCAACTTGACGGGCGAACTTACACACATCCTCAACATCAGCGAAGGACTCCTGATTGTGGACGATGTATGCATTCGGTTTCACGAACTTGACGTGTTGAGTGTCAGTCCAGATGCTACGGTCAGGCATTGCCACAGCGTCACGAATGTCGCTCTCAGCGTAATAGCAGGTGTGCGGTGCCACGATGATAGTTTGGCGCACAATCTCAGGGAACTTATACGTGATGGTGTTCGGAGTGTACTCATCAGAACCACCGAATCCGATGAAGTCTCCCTGATAGATTGTCTCAGTGCGGGGAAGATACTTCAGGCAGGCACACAGAATCTCAATCAGACTTGCGTGAGTTGCTTCATCATAGAGAGCGAACACGTCCTCCTGAGTATAGCAAATCTTGATCTTTTTCTTGTTGAATACACTCTTAGTTCCCACGAAGAACTTACCGTTCTCAGGATTGGTTCCCCAGACAATAGCAGGAGCACCATCAATCTTAACGCTCAGAGTGCCGGGATTCACGAACCAGTCCAGCACGGAAAGGTCACCGTTCAGGATGGAATCTTCGGGGTGTTCGAGGTGGGTGTTTTTCATACTGTTATTGTAAGGGGTCAGGAAGGGGTCTGGGGGGAACCGTGTGCCAGTTCCCCGAGTGTCACACTATGCCAGAACCATCCCATTTACAAAGTCGCATTCATTAAACACGGGGGAACTTCCGGCATTCCCGATGAACTTGTGGACGAACCACTTAAAGTTCTTTTGGAATACACATTCGCCCTTAATCCCGTGAACCCGAAGAATAGCATTCAGGCGGGATTTGGTGGTGCTAGATTGCCACCCACCATCAAACAACTCGATAGAGTGTGAACCTACCCGAGCAATCAAATTGTCGTGAAGATACACATCAGAAGCATCAGTTCCACTATAATAAATCACCTCGGTGTTGTCCTGCTTCCAGTCAATTTTGCCGATGATGGCAGCGTTCATCCGTTGTTCGATTTTACGCATCGGTCCGGGGTTGTTTGGTATGAATCAAAGATAACAGGGGGAAGCACGAACCGCAACCCCCCTTGTGCCACTTGTCAGACTGTCACTCGTCCAAGCAGTGACGGTAGGTTTGATTGAGGCGAATTAGAATGTCATCCCAGAAATCTTTATCTTCATCGTCATTATACTGGTTGTTATCTTCAACCAAACGAATGAGATTGTTGAGGTCGTCAGGAGTGAGATAGTTCATTTCCGAAGTGGAGAATTGTAATACGAACGAAATACTGTAACCACGATGATTGCGGTGCTAATCACACCAATCAAACCAAGGAAGGTAACAGCGTTGCCAGTAAAGTTCAGAGTGTCGGGGTTCATTTCAGTAATCGTAGTTTGCGTTCAGGTACTCATTGACATCGAACTTCTCATCTTTGAGTTCGGGAATGTCAAGGTCGAAGATTTCACCTTGACTGTCGGCAATCTCAGACCAGAGTTCATCAAACATTTGGGGTGTCTCTCAGGAACAAACGTAGTTTGGCACGAATCAGGAGCGTTTGGGGCGGGACTGTGCCACCTTCTCAACTGGCACACCAGTGTTCAATTGATACTGAAGATCGCCCACAATAGTGTCAACGAACTGCAGCACAGTTTGCATCACCTTGCGGGTCTTTTCGGGCCCGTTGTTTTCTTTGTAAGCACGAACCAGAAAGTGTAGAGTTCCCACAACGATTGCGGCGATGGTAGCAACATTCAGAATCAGGGTTTGGTAGAACTTAGTGACGAAGAGTTTCATAACATTAGGGGTGTGGGAGTTAGTGTAGAGAATTGCTCAACCACGAATGTAGTATGGCACACGGTCAGGATGAATTCAAGGGGTTTTGTGCCACTTTACGAACTGGCACATAGGGGCTTGACAGGATTAATATTCTTGAGTAGAATAGGTTTGTTCTCGTTGAAGA